CGCAGTGCCGACCAGACCGATGACGTTGTCACCCAGGCCACCCATGGCCTCAGGGGATTCGGTGGCATTGACGGTAATGCCGTTGTGCTCGAAGTTCAGAACCTCAGCCATATTCAGTCAGCCTTCTTGGCAGCGGCCTTTTTGGCCTGGGTGGTTGGGGTTTTCAGTTCCAGTCGACCGGCGAAGTGCAAGGCACTGGCCTCGACGTCGAGCAGATCAAGGTCTTGACCGATGCTCGACCAATGCCCACCGCCGGTGGGGAATGGGACGAGCACGGTGTAGGTTTGGCGGGTTGCCATTCGGGTTTCTCCAAAGACGAAAAAGCCCCTTGGTTTCAACAAGGGGCTATCAGTTGCTGATCAGCGGATAAGAAAACGCCCCGTCAGTGCGGGGCGTTTTTATTCAGGCAGGCTAGCGAGCCATTCCGGCGCTGCCGGGCGGTGTTCGCTCAAGGGCAACTCACCGCCCTCCGGCCAGATGCGCAGCACGTGGCGATAGGTCTGCAACTCGATGTACTGCGCCGGGGTCAGCTGGGTTGGCCAACGGTCCACCTCGTCGCGATGACGGTTGACCACGGGATCAGTGAGCGCGATCTGCTGTTTGCGCCAGTAGCGTTCAATGCTCTCAAGTTCCGCAGGCGTTGGCCCCGGCCGATCAACCAGCACCGGATAGTTATTTTCATTCATGACAATCATCTTGCCGGTAGACAGCCCGTTCAATAACTCGAGCCAGTACTCCTGAGAAATTTCAACTGCATCGCTTGGAATTTCGGTATGAAAGGCGGAATCGTAAAAACCGCCCGTGGAGGGTGCGTAAAACATAGGTTCTTCCTTGTTTGATAAATAACGACTCTGAAACCACCCGCCTGGGTGGCCAGATATGAAAACGCCCCACGGTGTGGGGCGTTTATTGAAGTGCTGTAATCGGTGCTGGGGGAGTCGAAACCGGCCAGCCTACAGCGAGCATTTCATCTTTGTAAGTTCCTGCTTCAACGGCCCGGAGCAAATCCAGTTCACGATCAAAGCAGGCCTGGACATGGCTGCGCACGGCCTTGGCAATGGCGAGAATCTGCTCGGCGCCGATCTCGACAAAACCATCGAGGGTTTTGAAGTTGCAGCGATACTCGGGGTCGAGAATGGCAGACAGACCTGTGCTGGCGATCAGCGCCTGGCTGTCGCGAGTTGTTTCTATATTCAATCCCTCTATAGCGATACCGTGTGTTTCATGCAAGAACCGCGTTTGCGCAAACAGTTCGGGGTAATTCGGCTCCGCTATTGCAAAGGGTACTTTTACGACCTCGCCATCGACCAGCCTCCACTCACCCGTTTGATCGGTTCTGGTGGCGAGAAAAACTTCATCGCTCAGTTCGACCGCTTGTTCAGGAATGACTGAGTGAAGGGCCGAGTCATAACGTCCGGTCAACTCACCGGTTTCACTAAATGTTGCAAACTTCATAGCTAACCCTCGACTGGTTCTCGGCCTCAACGGCCGATAGCCAGAAAATAAAATTGTGCCGGGGTGGGGCCAATGTTGCGAATGGTCACGTTCGCCCTACTCTGAGCTCGAACCTGCCCGATATAGGTCGAGCCCGTCGGCGCATCCACTGCAGCATTGGGATAAGTCGTAAACACTGCTGGCACAAACAACGGGAACGCTACCGGAAAGGGCTGGAGGTAATTTGCGCCGGATGCGATTGCGTTCGTCATCCCCCACTGAATGATCAAACCTCCGAGCCACGTCGGAAATACGACGTAGCTACTGCCCAAGTTCTCAGAAATGCCAATTGAAAAGCCCCAACGCATTTTTTTGGGGGTGACTACAGCTTTGTCATCAGTGCCCGCGTCTGTCTGGGCTTGGGTGGCGATTTTTGCTGTGCCTTGATTGCTTTCGGAAGCTTGTTGCGCCAGAGTCGCCAGCGCAGTGATATCGATGTTTCCCTGATTGATCGACGCATCCCAGGCTTTGATGCACCACATGACGGCGATGTTGCGGGGGCGGGTTTCAGCGCCTCCGGTACTGGCAATGTAGCTTTGAGGGCCGCCGCTGGACGCATATTGCGCACCACTTCCCACCCTGTCACCGGCAGCCGAGTTGGTGATCCCCAGAACGGAGCCAGTGCCTACTGGACCTGTTGCGAACAGGGCATCGTGATAGTGGGACTTTACTTCGTCCCCCTGATAAATTCCGATCTGCCGCCCGGCATCCACACCGCGCCCATGATCCCAGCCGCGCAGGAACTCACCGCGTGATTCCGGCAAACGGAAGTTGCCTGCGCCTTCATTACCCCTGTTGTAAGTGGCGCCGAGATAGGCAGCCAGATCCGGATAGGTAGCAATGCTCTGCACACTGCCATCCAGTTCCAGATAACCGGGAGCGACGATGCCGGTCGGAAATGCCAGAACAGCGCCAACTGGAACAGCGGATTTAAGCCGTTCGACTTCCTTGACCAGCGCGGCGACATCGATGGTTCCCTGATTGACCGGGGCGTTCCAGGCTTTGATGCACCACATGACGGCGATGTTGCGCGGACGGACAGTGATTGCCGTATTCGCAATGTCGTTGCTGCCGGTAGCTGCGGCGTAGGACTGCGAAATACCTGTAAGAGAAGCATCACCATCTGAATTCAATCGGGCTTTGAAGGCTGCTGCATTGTCATCCTGAGTGTTATAAAAACCGCCCACAACTTGCGATGTTTTCGTGGCATCCCCTGCGCAAACCGCCGTAGCGGCCTGTTGGCTGCCAATAGTTCGCTCGACATCCACTCCGCGCCCATGATCCCAACCGCGCAAGAACTCCCCACGCGCCTCGGGCAAGCGGAAATTGCCAACACCCTCGTCACCCTTGTTGAACTTGCCGCCCAGATAAGCGCTCAGGTCCGGGTACGTAGCACTGCTCTTGACGCTGTTATCCAGCTCCAGAAAACCCGGCGGTGGTGCATCAACCGGGAACGCGACAATCGAACCCACCGGCAGCGCCGAAGCCTTGGCAATCAGCGCTTCAACTTCAGCCTTGGTGTACGAATCCTTGATTCCGAACCCGGCCAGCGTCTCGGGGTTCGCACCCGCCGTAGCGCGACCATATTCATCAACCGTCAGACTCTTGTAAGTCCCGGCAGCAATCCCGGTACGTCCGGCCAACATCTTGAACGCCAGCGCGGTAGTGCCCAGGGTGATCGGCGCATTAGTCGTCAGGTGCCACAACGAATCACCGTTCGCCGTGCCCTCCTCCACCATGACCGTCAGGCCAGGCGTGACCTTAGCGCTGGAGTTGGCATCGGTTGCCCGCACCCAGTCACCATTGGCAACGATCCACAGGCCGTTGTCCTTGGCCAAGGTCTGGTTCGCAACAAGCACGCGGTCACCAGCAATCACTGCCACACCATCAATCTGCTGCGCACCGTTCAACACGACATTGCCAGTCGCAGCAACACGCACCGACTGCTTGCCATCGAGCTTGCCGAGTTCTTCGGCGAGGTAACTCATGACCCAGGCACGCGTGGCTTTAACCACGGTGTCATCAATCAACAACGTCACCAGCGACGCATTACTCGTCTCGAAAATCGAGCGAATGTAGAACTCTTTACCCGAACCCGACGTGGCCAGAACCGGTTTGAACGACTCCGGATATTTGACGATGGCGTAGAGAATCCCGGTGTCAGTCCACAACCCGGCCTCTCGTACATACCAACCGCCGACATCCGGCGGAATGGTCACTTCGGCGAGCAGCCAGCTCGGATTCTTCTCGTCCTGGAACAGCGCATTGAGCGGCCCGCGCCAGACTTCGCGTTTCAGCGCAGTGGCGGTCGCGGCCGGGTTGTAGACCGCGCCGCCGCCGTCACCGACGGAAATCTGCGTCAACTTGATCGGCGTGCCCGCGGCCTTGCACGCCGTTTCGTAGGCAATCCCTGCGTTGGTGAGCAGGGTGTAATAGTCAGCCATTCAGGCCCCCTGAGGATAAATAGTGGATGTTTCGACGGTGTACATGCCGGCAGCCATGAACGCCTCTCCCGAGGTTTCGAGCCCTTCGATAAACACCGGATAAACCGTGGTCAGCTCGCCGCAGAACGTCGCGGCGCCGATGACGTGATTGCCGAAAGCGCTCAAGCCAACGGAGACCGTCAGCACATCGCGCTCGCTCTTGGCATCCGCCAGGCGTCGGTCGAGACGGGCATCGATTTCTTCGCTGTAGGGTTGGTCGCTGAAGGCGCGAACGGAAAAGCTGTACGGCGCACCGGGCGGTGTCTGTTCGTACCAGACGCGGATTTCCGGGCGCAGTTGCAAACCCTTGGCGGCGTTTTCCAGCGCCTTGCGAGTGCCGGCCTGGCGCGCGGTGGGCCAGGCCAGTTCAACGGTCAGGCGCTTTTCTGCTTCCGGTGCGGCGGTGCTCCATTCAGCAACACCGCGATCCGCTGCCAGATATGGCAGGAAGGCGACTGGTGTTTCTGCAGGGTTCATCAGTTCCGGGAACGGCGGCGCGATGCGATCAAGCAAGGCGCCAAAACCCAGATCCAGACCTCGTTCAAGTGCCGAACTGTTGGCCGGCAGCAGTGTTGGGCGCTGAGTTTTTTCACTCATAGCGTCAGCACCTCGACTTCGACCGCAGTGCAATACGGCGCTTGAAACGCCGTGGTCACGATCGGCGCCAGCGGTTCAAGAATCTGCAGTTGCACGGCACCGGCGCTGTGCAGCGTGTAGTCGATCCAGCTCGGATCGACCCGGCCTTCGAGGCGATGACAACTGTCGGCGTAGGCCTGCAGTTGCTGTTGCGCGGCGACTTTGGTCAGGCCCGAATCGGGGCCGGAATTGATCTTGGCGACGACGCGAATCTTGTAGCGCTGAATGTCGGCAGCCTTGACGGTGACGAGATCGGTTTCCGGTCGCACATCTGGCCGGGCGAAGTGTTCACGCACGCCTTCAAGCAATCCTTCAGATGGCGTCCCATCACCCTCTCGCGACAGCACCGTGACCTGCACTTCACCGGGCGCGGTGCGTCGACCGTTGCCATCCTTGACCTGCGCGGCGAGACCATCGGGGTTGAAGGTGTAAGTGACACTCACCACACCGGCATCGGTGGATTCGACCTTCACCGTTGGCCGCTCGCCGAGGGTGAAGACTTCGCGGCGATATTGCATCCGTGAGCCCGCTGCCGGTGCATGCGGTGCCAGGTAATAACGCAAGCGAGCATCGTCGTCGCTTTCATAAATCGCCGGCACCGGTGGAAATGCTGCCGGATCACCTGGATCAAGCAACTGCCGCTCAAGGCCCATGTCCGCCAGCCGTGCATCGAGGTTGCTGCCCGTCGCCCACCACGCCAGCATCTGTTTGATGCGAGCGTTGTATTTGCGCTCATGGGTTTGCAGCCGCACGCAGAAAGCTTCCAGCGCCAAGGTCAGCAGTTCACTTTCGTTTTCCAGGCTGGTCTTGAGTTTCGCAGCACTGTCCGGCGAACGCGCCCCGACATATTCGACGACGAAAGTCTTGAACTCAGCGAGCAAGTCTTCGAAGGCTTCAACGGTGATCAGCGCGGGTTCGGCCAATTGGTTCTGGCCGGGGATCAACATGCTCATGTCACGACCTCGAAGGTTTGTTGACGGTTTTTCCAGGTGCCGGCGAAACGCAGCAGCAGACCGGCGCCCTGACGGCTGGCGACGATCACTTGCGGCTGAAAATCGCTGATCCCGTTCTGCGTGTTGTAGAACGCTTGCGCCGCGTGGCTCTGGGCCAGAAGCAGGACGTCGTCGCCGAGGTTCTGCCCCAACAACGAGGGGATCAGCGATCCGTACAAGGGCCTTTTTTGCCGGGTACCCAGCGGCGTAGTCAGAGCGCGGGTCGCGCGCTGCACAAATTGCAGCCAGTCGTCGACCGTGGCCCCGCTGTCTCTATCGATTCCGATCATGGAAGGCTCTTGATTCAGGGGCTGATGACACGGCCCTGGTGATCGACCAATGGGCCGCTGAAGTGCACGCCCGAAGCGTCAATGGTCAGGCCGACTGCACCCAGTTGCAGGGTGATCAGTTGCGGTGTCATTGCCAGTCGTGCCGGGCCGATGCTCAGCTCCAGCGATTCACGAGAACCGTTGAAAGCTGCCGGGCCGTTTTGCCAGTGCAGGGTGTGTGAAGCATCGTCGTAGCCGCTTTCGCTACCGTCCTGATGCACGCGACGGGTCAGCGTCGGGATCGTAGAGGCTGGCGGAAAACGGTCACTGTTCAAACCGAACAACGCCACGCTTTGTGCACCGCTTTCGCCGCTGCCGTAGTTGAACAGCAGACACTGCTCGCCCACCGTCGGAATCCGCGACTCACTCTGCGCGCCAGCGCTGGGATTGAAGAACTTGATGGCTGGCGTGAGCAAGCCACCGTGACTGACCTGACAGGTGTTGCTCGCGGCGTCGACGGTCTGGCAAATGCCGATGCGGCAGAAGCTCTCGGCACGGCGGTGCAGGTCGTCGATTTCCGCTTCCATTTCGGCCAGGCGCTCGATGATCGGGCCGAGTTGCATGCGCAGTAATGCGTCGAACATCGGTCAGGCCTCCAGCGCGGTGTATTGGTCCGGGTCGTCGATATTGCTGACCTCCCAGGTGCGAGCGAATTTCGGCGTGCCCAGTGGATCGTCCAGCAAGGTCGGGCCGAGGTAGAGGGTCTGGTTGAACGTCAGGGTCCAGGCTTTGTATTGCTGATCGCCGCGGATGAGCAATGACGGCAAGCCATCAATATTCATCGGCAGATCGCATTGATCGCCGGGCAGGTTCCAGCGGTTGTCAGTAATCAGGTTTTTCAGCACCGCGATCAGATCGCACGCTGCAAATGCGCTGGCGGCAAGGGCCGGGATGACTTGCAGGG